ATGAGCAGCAACCGTAGACGCTCAGAGAAGATCGGCAAACCCATCTCCTCTACTAATCAGCAAATTATCGATGCTCACGTGAAAAGCATCAAAGCGTTTGCAAAGAGTGCTAAAGCCGCAATGCAAGATCACGCGAATGCAATGCATGACACTGCTGATACTGTAGCAGATCTCGCTGGCAATAACTCAAAAGCAGGTCGAGCCATTAGCGCGTCTACTGCGCAAAGCCTTAATAGCGCTGCTGATGCAATGCATGACCACGCTGATAAAGCTCTCAATATCATGAACGAGCATGTCAAAGCAGTTCGTACGGCTGCTGATGATTTCGCGAATACCATACAAGGCGCTGAACCAGCATACGAAGGTGACGATTCTGGCAAACCTGATGATGGACAACAGGAAGGCAAGAGCAATCCTGCTACCCCGCCTCAGCAAGAGACACGTAGCCCTCAAGCGCACTCGCTGAAAAGCACTGTGGATGAGGATGAAAGAGAGTTCGAGCTGGCATTGGCATCATTGGTCCAGGAACTGAAGTGCTGTTGATTACGACGACATAACGTGAAGACGAATACACATAAGGATGTTTAAACAGATGGCAGTAACGGATTATATCAATGAGATTAAAACTCTCACTCACGACCTGAGAAGTCGCGTAGATGTTCTCGACAAAGAGCAGAAGAAGCTTGGCGAGGAGCTGACATCAAAGACTGGTCAGATGCCTGCTGAGCACAAAGAGGCCATGGACAAGATTGGTAATCGTATCTCTGAGCTAGAGAGCATTATCAACAACACAACCAAGTCTCTTGACGAATACAGGCTATCAAACCAGCGTCCTCCTCTTCAATCAAAAGATGGCAAGAAAGAGCGAAGTACGCATCACAATGCCTTCATCAAAGCGGTCAAAAGTGCAGGCAAGTTTGATTTGATGACTCCAGAAGAGAAGTCACACATCTTACAGGCATACATGGCACCTGAGCGCAAAACACTCTATGCTGGTGATGCTACCACAGGTGGTTTCTTCGCTTCTACCGACTTTATGGATGAGCTACAAGAGTATAAGTTGCTTATCTCTCCAATGCGTAGTATTTGCCGTATTCAGACAACAAGTGCGGAGAAAATCCAGATACCAGCACTCGCAGCCGACACGACAGCATACTGGTCAACTGAGCAAGCAGCATTCTCCAACTCCAGTACTCCTTCTGTGGGCATGATCTCGATCCCAGTACATGAGATGCGTGGTCTCCTCCTTCTTTCTCAGCAGAATATTGAGGACTCGCAGTTCAATCTTGAAGACTTCATTAAAGAGCGCCTCACACTGCAATTCGCAAAAACTGAAGGTTTAGCTTTTGTTTCTGGTGATGGCAACGGCAAGCCTCGTGGCATACTGAGCTACCAGATCAAAGCTTCCTCTGGTTACACGGGCGGATCTGCTGGTAAAAACAACGTTACTGATGCAATCGCATATGTACCATCTGGAAATGCAACAACCATCACAGCCGATTGTATCTTGAATGTATTCATGGATCTAAAAGCAACCTATGCTCCTAATGCTACTTGGGTCATGACTCGTGCAACACTCAACTCAATCCGCTTGCTGAAAGACTCGCAAAATCGTCCATTATGGCAGCCTTTTGCAGGTAGCAATCTTCCAAGCACAATCTATGACAGGCCGTATCTTGAAATGCCTGATATGCCAGAAATTGCAGCGAATGCATACCCACTACTCGTAGGCGACTTCAAGAATTACATGATTGTTGATCGCGTCATGATGAGCATGCAGCAACTCAATGAGCTTTATGCAGCTTCTGGTTTGATAGGCTTTATTGCTCGACAACGCGTCGGGGGAGATCTGTTGCTCCCCGAATCGATTCGGGCACTGAAGATCGCAACTAGTTGATTGTTGCACGTTGTAACGAAATAATAACAATGCATTCTGCAAAAGGATAAACGACATGAGAGATATTGTAAGTGAGGTAGGCACAATTTACACAGGCCTCACTGCTCTACCAGCAATCACAACGACTCAAACAAGTCCAGGTGTTGACTTGAGTGGCTATGACGGTGCAATGATCTATCTCCTAGCTGGAACATGGACAGACGGTACATTCACTCCAGTTGTACAGGAAAGCGCAGACAACGTAACGTTCACCACTGTTGCTAATGCCGACTTAGTAGCATTCCAGGCGACAAGTGCGACGGTGTTTGCTCCTGTCGCTAATGGCGGTGCACAATTTGCCGTAATTAGCAGTGCAGCTACTGCCATTAATCAAAGAATTGGCTATATCGGCGGTAAACGTTATATCAGGCTTCTGAACACCGTTACAGGCTCTCCCAGCACTGGATGTAGACTTGATGCGTTTATTGTCGCGGGTCGTCCTCGCTTCATGCCAGCAGCGGTGTAGAGGAATTCAATGAGCACAAAATGGAAGGTCATCACTCCAGTATCGGTAGAGCCAATCACGCTCTCTGCTGTTAAGGCATACTTGCGTGTCGATTTCGATGATGATGACCTGACCATTGCGTCTCTCATTACCCGTGCGAGATCAGAAGCGGAGACGATCACAGGTCGAGCCATGGCAACTCAGCAGATCCAAGTCATAGAAACAATTGAGCGACCAATTGGAGGTGTGTTAAGTGGTCCTATCGAGTCTGGACCGAACTGGTATGTCTTCCAAGAACAATTGGGCGCAAACCCATTTGGTCCTGCTCAATTCTATTTTGATCTGCCCATGCCACCTGTGCAGTCTGCTCAGCCAATGACAGTACAAACGAAGATTACAGCATTCGACAATTGGACTAATTTCATTATCACACCGCCTGCTACGTGGCTTGACGATACATCAGAACCTGCACGCTTTTACTTTCAAGTTCCGGTAACTGCTAATTTCTGGAAGTTCACCTATTATGCAGGTTATGACTCTGTACAGTCTTATTCGATACCGCAGGATCTCATTCAGCCAATGCTAGAACTTGTTGGTTATTGGTATCAGTACCGTGAAGCTGCTGGTGATGTAGCTCAGTTGCAGCAAATCACTAATAAACTTTTAGCAAAAAGAGTGAGTTGGTGATATGCCAGATGTATTAAGTCCAGCAGATACAACTGTAGGATCAGGGGCTTTCAATAGGAAGATCACTATACAAAAGCTCGTTGCTACTGCTGATGCAATGGGAGGCGGAGTAAGGAACTGGGCAGACTATATCAAGACATGGGCACATATAGAGCCATACAAAGGTGTCGAGAAAATCATAGCCCAGCAGACTTATGCATCGAATATATCTCAGTTCTTGATACGATACAGGCCGTCACAAAATATTGATGCATCGATGAGAATATTGTATAGATCGCGTATTTACAATATTCGCAATATCATACAACCATCAGAAGCTCATACAACGATAAAGATTTTAGCAGAAGAACAGCAAGCGCAAGGATCGCTTTAGCGCACAAGGAGCAAATAAAGATGACGCTACCAGTAGCACCATTCCAAACCGCAGCAAATTTTAATCTTGCTGATGCAACGATTCAAACTCAAGAACTAAAAGTCAATGCAGATGGGTCCGTGAATATCTCTTGCACACCCGCTATTGTACAGAAAGCCAATGCAGCAAGCACAGGCTCGGTAGCAACACTGGCCAAAGCGTTTGCATCGAACAATGTTGCGGGCAACTCTATCGTAGTCGTTTGTGGTTGCGGTAATGGTACCGCGATGACCGTTGCTGACAGTGCAGGCAACACATATACGCAAGCAGTAACAGCTCCCAATTCCACGACATTTGAAACTGCCATCTTCTACGCGGTCAATATCGTAGCAGGTGCTAACACGGTTACCGTCACGAATGCTGGTACAGCCGCTTCAATGGGTATGGAGATTTACGAGGTAAGCGGTCTGCTCGCACAGGTCACCGCACAGCCTGATCAGTCGTCAAGCGGTACTGGCACTGGTACAACGGCGTCTACATCGGCTCTTGCCTCTTCCTCTCCTAACTCGCTAGCCTTTATGGGAGTGGGAGTTGGCACCACAGCAGAGGCTGTGACAGCCGTAACAGGCACAAGCTGGACTGTGGACTCTTCATTGAATACCACGACACCATCAGGATTATTCTCCTTTGCATCATTGTCGCAGTATCAAGCCAACAACGCTCCTCTAATACCACAAGCTACAATAGCTGCATCAAAACCATGGGCGGCTGCATCCGCAATCTTCAAGCCTGTTGTGGTGGGAGTCCAAGGCACGGTCACCATCGGCGGATATAACTACACACGCGTGACCACAGCCGCTACCACGCTTGTCAAAACAGGACCGGGGATCTTACACGCTGTCATCGTCAACAAGCCAACGGCAACCGCCACCATCGAACTTGATGATGCACTTACAAACACTACGCCAATCATTGGTATTATGCTCATGCCGACCACTGCTGCCAATCCATTTACCGTGGTATACGATGTTGCATTCAGTACAGGCTTGAGTGTTACGGTAGCTATAGCTACTGTAGATGCAACAATTGTATGGAAGTAGCACTTTAACTCATTAGGAGTATCGATCATGCATTGTCCGCATTGTCATCATGAGGTTACCAACGATCAAGATATCAAGCAACACATCAGAGAAGAGCTGATGCATCTTGATCCTGATGTCGCGAATTCGATGATTACACAGTTGGCAACGCGGCTAGGCATGTCGGTACGAGCGCAAGGAAGCCAAGCGAGTTGGCGTCATTACGAGGTCAAGGCAAAGCAGCTTCCTGAGAATAGCGAGGTTGTGCAGGATGAGTATTGATGTTAGTGGCATTGACGATGTTATTGCAAACTTAAATGCTCTCATGCAGCAATTCGAGAGTGATGTTGACCAGGTTGTTCAAGATGCTTCTATCGAGTGTCGAGATGAAGCGAAGGCTGTTGTACAGGTGGACACAGGATTTTGCCGTGACCATATTATTGATGAGCATGAGCATCTGCAAAGCTCAACAACATCCCAAGCTCCGTACTCGATATTTCTTGAGTATGGTACAAGAAGAAGTCGGCCCTACCCATTTTTAACGCCATCATTTGATGTTGCATCTCAGAACATGCAAGACAAGTTGCAAAATCTATGACAGCTACACATACATCATTACCTGAATTACAAACGGCGTTCTATGCAAAGCTGATGCCAAGCGGGTCGCTTCAATCGGATCTTGCAGCTCTGGGTGTGACTGGTGTATTCGACTTTGGATATCAGCCAGCGAATCAGCCCTTCCCGTACATCACATTATTCTCAGGCTCAGGCGAGAGGCCAGACAACGTATTTGGCACACGAGGTTACTCATCAACTATCCAGGTGGACATATGGAGCATTTATGCAGGATATCTGGAGTGTTACAACATTTTAAACATCATTAACAATCTATTCGATCAACAGCATCTATCGTTGGCAACACATGACCATGTATACACGCTGTACTCTCTTGGTCAGCCGTTGTCAGATCCAGGTGATGAGCGCATACGACGCTTAATGTGTCAGTACACTACGTTTACTCAGGAGTAA